CATCGTCAAACCAAGACTCCTCGGCGATAACGCCGTCAAGGTAGAGTGTTCGGACACCGGAATCTTCATCCCGTGCCCAATTCCAGAACTTTTTCATTCAATTTCCTCCGTTTTATTAGTAGCTGCGAACGCTCCCGCGTCCTGAAGTTTTGTCATCGCGCCGTTGATAAGGTAGAGATCACCGCCTAGTTCCACCGGGATACGGTCGAGGTTCTCCAACTCGCGGATGTCGTTCGCGGACATCCAGCCGTTCTGACGGGCGGTAGCGTAACCGTTCATGCGGGAGGCGTAATCACCACGGAGCAACCCGTCCACGTTGAATTTAATAAACACCGTTGGCTTTTCGCTTTCCATGAGCAGGGTACGGCACATAGACTGTTCCCAGCGCACCACCCACGGGTCGAGGGTGTACTTCACGAATTCCAGCGACTGCTGTTCGATATTGGAAAACGAAGATTTCTCAAGGTCAGCGAGCATGTGGGGCGGTATTCTGAAAATACGGGCAATCTCGTTTATCTGAAACTTCCGTGTTTCCAAAAACTGCGCCTGCTCCGGCGAAACGCCGATGGGCTGATATTTCATGCCTTCCTCCAGCACAGCCACTCGGTGGGCGTTTCCACTTCCCTGATAGGCGGAGTTCCAGCTGTCCTTAACTTTCTGAGGGTCCTTGATTGTGCCAGGGTGTTCCAGTACGCCACCGGGAGCCGCTCCGTTGGCGAAGAACTTCGCACCGTATTCCTCGGCGGCGATGGCAAGTCCGACAGCGTTTTTTGCCATCGCAATCGGCGAATACCCGACCAGCCCGTCAAAACCCAAACCTGGGATGTGCAGGATGTCGGACGGAGAGAGATAGACCTGGCTGTCCTTTCCGAGTGAAGGCGCATCCTCCAAACTTCGCTGATATAAATAAAAAAGTCGGCCGTTTGAATCACGGTCGACCGTCATTTTGTTCGGCATCAGGGGATAAAGGGCAACAACCTCACCACGTGCGTTGCGGATAACCTGCGCGTACGCGTTACCCCATAATAAAAGATGACCCATCAGCGTTTCCCGAAACGCGAATGAAGTCATCTCAGGGTTTGGCTCGTCGTGGAGCAGTTTATATAACGGGTGGGCGAGGTACTTTTCTTTGCCGCCATTGTCGTTGTATTTGTACACATGAAGCGGAAGCCCGGCCACCGTTTCGGAAAGTATCCTTACGCAGGAGTAGACTGCCGTCATCTGCATTGCCGTATGCTCGTTGACGGACTTTCCCGAGCTTGTGCCTCCGAAAAAGAAGCTGTAGCGACTGCCGTTCAGACTGTTTTGGGGCTTATCCCTTGAACGGAACAGTCCTGAAAATATACTCATAAAATCAGCAAACCCCTTTCATTGTAAACTGACTCGCTGTTGTCGTTACCGCATCGGATCGCCCGGTCCAGCGCCATAATTGTCGCCACAGCGCCGTCAATTTTCTCGGTGGATTTTTCTTTATCAGGCTTGATGTTGCCTGCCGGATCGGTTTTGATGAAGATGTTGTCCATCATCCACCGTAAAACCGGGTGTCCGCCGTGAGCGATTTTCTTCTCCAACGTCAGTTTCATCAGTTCCTTTGTCGGCGGGGACATATCCTTGAATCCCTGCCCGAAAGGTACGACCGTGAAGCCGAGGCCTTCGAGGTTCTGTACCATCTGTACGGCACCCCATCGGTCGAAGGCGATCTCACGGATGTTATACTTTTCACCGAGTTCCTTTATGAACCGTTCAATATAACCGTAATGCACCACGTTGCCCTCGGTGGTTTTCAAAAAGCCCTGCCGTTCCCACAAGTCGTAATATACATGGTCACGTTTAATGCGCAGGTCGATGTTTTCTTCGGGCATCCAGAAGTACGGCAGAACAACGAATTTGTCATCTTCATCGAGCGGTGGAAATACCAGCACGAAAGCCGTGATATCGGTAGAGGACGAAAGGTCAAGCCCGCCGTAGCAGACGCGCCCCTCAAGTGCCTTTTCATCAACAGCGAACGCGCATTTATCCCATTTGTCCATCGGCATCCAACGAACGGCCTGCTTTACCCATTGGTTCAAACGAAGCTGACGGAAGCTGTTCTCCTCGGCGGGATTCTGCTTTGCCGATTCGCAGGCGGCTTTGACTTTGTCCATATCGACTGTAATGCCAAGGGACGGATTGACACGCTTCCACACCTTTGGGTCTGTCCAATCGTCCTCCTGCTCCGCGCCATAGATAACGGGATAGAAGGTTGAATCGTGTTTTCTGCCTTCAAGTATGTCCTTGGCCTTTTGATGCACCTCATAGCAGATGCTGTTGGTGTTGTCCCCGGCGGTCGTGATAAGAAAATACAGCGGCTGCATTCGAGCATCGCCGCTGCCTTTCGTCATGACGTCAAAGAGCTTTCGGTTCGGCTGGGTATGCAGCTCGTCAAATATGACGCCATGGGTGTTGAAACCATGTTTGTTCGCCACGTCCGCCGACAGCACCTGATAATAGCTGCCGGTCGGGACGTAAATCAGGCGTTTCTGAGTGGCCATGATTTTTACCCGCTTCGCCAGCGCCGGGCACATGGTCACCATGTCCTTTGCCACATCAAATACGATCGTCGCCTGTTGACGGTCCGCGGCGCAGCCGTAGACCTCGGCTCGTTCCTCTCCGTCGCCGCAAGTGAGCAGCAGGGCGACTGCCGCCGCCAGCTCGCTCTTGCCGTTCTTCTTTGGTATCTCAATGTATGCCGTATTGAACTGCCGGTAGCCGTTGGGCTTCAAGATGCCGAAAACGTCGCGGATAATACGTTCCTGCCAATCTATAAGCTCAAAAGGTTCACCAGCCCATGTGCCCTTGGTGTGCTTGAGCGCCTGAATGAATGCCACAGCGTAGTCGGCTGCAGCTTTGTCGTAAACCGAATCTGATGCCATAAATTTTGTCGGTGCATACTTTTTCAGTTTTCGCAAACGAACCGATCCTTCCAAAAGGGCATAAAAAACAGACCTGCCGAAAGCAAGCCCTCAAAAGCTATCTATAGAGGCACACGCCGTTTCCGGCGCGTCCTCGGCTGGTTATACTATGTTGTTATTCCTTAATATCGTCGCCAACTATCCTACAAACGTCTTCACCATAAACTACATGAAGCGAACTGCCGTTGTCCCAGTGCACCATGACGGAGCCGATATCGTCCACGCCCAGGACGGTACCGCGAGTGCCGACCGGCGGAGCTTGCACATCGTCCATTTTGACAAGTTCCACATGAGTACCTACAGGGTATTGGGCGCGGACACTCTCCACCAGTTCTCTTGACGGGAAACTATTATTCAACGCCCGCACCGCCTTTCGGAGTTTTGAAAGCGCTGCTGCCGGAGAGGTTTCGGAGCAAAATTTTACGTTCGGCCTTATAGTCCTCACCGATGAAACCCAACCGGAGGAGGAAGCAGCGGAACGCATATTTATCGTTGCCGGTTTCTTTTCCCTTCGCTGTGACGCGTTTCTGGTTCCGTGCCATATCGCACAGCGCCGTAACAAAATGGGTGTAGGCCTTGACCGTCTCCGGGTCGGTGCCATCCGCAAACCACGGGAACCGCACCTTGTCGTCTGTGATCATTATGCCGAGGGTTTCTGCGCCGAGCGCTTTTTTTATGAGCTTGTTCTTGCTCTCCACCAGCCGCTTGAGATTTTCCAGCGTCGTGTCGGTGAAGGAGGCGCGTGGCATTTCGATGACCAACCCGATATCATCATTTTCCGTATCGGCCGCAGCCGCCGCAAAGCCCTGTTCTTGCAGCCGCTCGATGAGGTTTTCAATTTCCTCGCTGTCCGCCCGATCATCGAAGCTGACAATGCCGTTTTTGTCGATTGTGAAATAATCCACTTCGTAAGCAAAGCTCGGAGCGCCGAGGTATTTCGGTTTGCTTACCAGAATGTCGCCCATAGCTGCGACCAGCCGCTTGCGCTCGCTGCCGGTCACGTTGTACCTGAGCTTAATTGTGTTGTTTTCCATCGCGTTTACCGCCTTTCTGCCGTTTGGCAGTACATATAGAGCCATAGATGTTGTGAAATAGCAAGCGTTATTTCACAGCTTTTCGATAGCTTTATACGCCAATTTTTGCGTATCCCGCAGGAGGTAAACATCCTCGTCCAAGCCCGTTTGCCCGATATACCGTTTCACAATAACATCCGCGTAGCGCTCGTCCAGCTCAATGGTGCGGCATATACGCCCCGTTTGCTCGCAGGCCATGAGCGTGCTGCCGCTGCCGCCGAAGGGGTCGAGCACGATGCTGTTTGTCAGCGAGCTGTTCATAATCGGGTAGGCGCAAAGCGCCACCGGCTTCATCGTCGGATGGTGCTTGCTCTTGGTTGGACGGTCGAAGCTCCACGTCGTGCGCTGCTTGCGGTCGGCATACCAGTTGTGCCCGGCGGTAGGCTTCCAGCCCACGAGGATTGGTTCATGGCAATATTGGTAATCACATCTGCCCAGAACCGGCGCGTTCTTTATCCAGATGCAGGTCTGATGGCAGAAGAAGCCCGCCTCGGCAAAAGCCGTCCTGAAATTGACCGTCTCGCGGTCGGCATGGAAAACATAAATACTGCCCCCGTCCACCAGCGCGTCGTACATACAGCGGTACGCGGCGAGCAAAAAATCGTGAAACCTGGCGCTCTCCATGTTGTCGTTTTTCAGCTTGCCCGCCGTGCCTTTGTAATCCACGTTATACGGCGGATCTGTTACAATGAGGTTGGCTTGGTTGCCGTCCATCAGCCGCTCGTAGGTTTCCGGTTTGGTC